ACCGCATCAACAGGCATCCGAACAAACTCGCTAAGCTTATCCGGCGTTAACCGTAACCAAAAATCGTTCCCACACGCAATAAGGCGAACCGCCATATCATGCAAAAGCCCATCCAAATTAACGGTCTCGCAAAAATCGTCAACAGCCACCTTAGCCTTAGCCGCATCGGGATAATCTTTTTCAGGCGCACAAGTCGTGTAAAACCGCTTCACAGTACTAGCAGCCAACAAATCCACACTGCTCTTGCACGTGGGATCACGCTCGTAAAGCTTCATGACATCAGACAAGGCGATGTCTGAAGTCTCATAAAACACGGCGCCGCCTGGAGAAGCAACACCAGAAGCAGGAGCATAACTCAGAAACTCCCGAACCTTCTTAATTGGATTCAAGACAAAGCCTCCAGCAGCAATCTACCCTTATCCGACAAACGAAAAGGCGCCAACTTCTCAGGCCCACACTTCACAATCCTGCCAGACTTAACCAACCAGTAAAAAACACTGTTAAAAACAGCAGGAGAACCATTCAAACGCTTAATAAACTCAGTCTGCAGAGCAGTATAACGCAAAGAGTCACGGCTAAGCAACCCTAAAACCTCAAGCTGCCGCTTCTCAAACTCTTCATGCTTACCCACTTGTCAACTCAACCTCTACAGGCTTAACTTTGGAATAAACAGGGGCATGATCGGCGTGACCAACCAAGTTATTGCAGACCCGCACGACCAGCAAATCACGCTTGCCATCCAAACCGTACGAATCCGGACACAAATCAGGCACATAAGGCTCCATCTCTTGGCCGCATTCAGGACATTTTATCCAGCAATCGCAAACAACCACATCCGCATGCTTAGAGTGATAGATGCGACCGCAACTAGGACACTTACCCACATGATCAACCAGAGAGTTCACCGACATCGAAAGCCGCCAGCCTAAGTCAAAGTAGTCTTAATGTTAGTCATTTTTGCAATCGCAGTAGAACGCAGAACACCCAAACCAAAGCGAGTAGTACCACGCACACCGGATTTGCCAGTTTTAGCGTCATACCAGTCTTCAACCGTGACATCTCTACGCAGCAACATAACGGAAGCAATTCGAGTATCAATAGCGTAAGCCACACCGTTTGGAATGTCAGTGCTAACCTGAACCTTCATGCCCAAAACGCTTCCGATACTACCTTGCTCAATGTCAGTTTGGCTACTAGGCAGGTAAACGGTCTTCAAGAATTTATCGTCATTAAGCAACTGATGCGACTGCATCTCACTAATCGCCACCACATTCGGACGCCAACCGCCACCTGATTGGTTACGAACCTGCGCCCTAATCGCAAGCAAACCAGCCCAACTAAGCACAGCACCGCCACCAGCCACCACAGCTCCGCCTGCAAGATCAGCATCAGCAACTGCAGCGTACAGAGAAATGATCTTCTGAGATTCCTTCACACCAACAGCCCGACCAACGTTAGTAACCATACGGTCCATAACGTTCCAAGTAGCATCCTCAGAAAACTCCTTCGTCCACTCGTCACCAGAATCCACAAGTACGTCAGTGCTTACGTCAACTTTAGTCGGTTTCTTACCGCTAAGCCTTACAACTCCGCTTTCAGCATACTGGTAAGCCACAGCACCCGCATCCAACGGAAAACGCTCAAGCGCCTCAGTAGTCGGCATAACATTAATCATGCCTCTGCCAATCAACTCAGGCCAAGCAGCCTCAACCATCGTATCATGCATAACACCCAACGCATTAGCAGAATCACTAAACAAGCTTTCCTTGACACCCATAGCAACGTAACGCTTCAAGAACGGGTTAGTTTCAACCTTACGTTTTAGCTCTTCATAAACACGCTTCTGATCAGTATCCTTCGCCATTAAAGCTTCAAAAAGTCTCGGTTTCATGTTTACCTAACCTCGATAAACAGAAGATCGCCAGCAGTCGTAGTAGACTCCAACGCATAACCAAGTTTCTTGTTGAAAGCAACCGCAACAGTGTACTTCGCACTTCCGCCTTCATCAACAGCCTGAGAAACATCAGTAAGCATCAAAACACGCTGCGAACTATCCGCACCATACACCGCTTTCCCACGAGTAATAGCGCCACCAGCAGCCACTTTGACACGACCACGAACCAGAACAGGAACAGATCCAGTGTCAACAACAGTCTTCAAGGCAATGCCAATGCAGTCTTGCGCGGCCCCAGCTGGAGTCACCTGGTCATCTGCACTGAGGTAAACAGGATCACCCTTAACTATTGCAGCGTCAGCCGTGAAAGTCTCAACGACAGCGTTCGGATCATCCGTTTCGCCAATAGCCATCCAAGTTTTACCAGAATTATCGGTCATTTAAAATCGATCTCCAAAAATTTTATTTGATTTCAACCAAGTTCGTCCTTGGCCTACTCTCCCCACAAAAGTGAGCAAGAAAATCACGGAGCAACACTCCGCTTAAGCTTCTTTACATCAGCGTTGCCTTTAGGCAAAACCTTCAAATCAGCAACCTCAGCTTCCAAGGATTGAATCCTGCCATACATGTTACGAATAACGCGGCCAAGCGCCTCGTTATGAAGAATCGCATGACTAGAAGCCTCAATGACAGCGTCAGCTTCCGCATCATCAACCGCATGAAACTTTCCTTCAGCAGGTAACTCAGCCAAACTATTTCGCCTTCAATTTTTCCTGAGCCTTCAAAATCGCCGACCTAACCGCTTGACCCTGCCGCTGCATACCCATACTAGACCGCTCAACCATCGCAGGAGGCAACAACCCCTCAAGCACTGTAACATGCTCAGAAACCGCCATCATCTTAGGCGGATTCGCCAACAAGTCAACACCAGGCACCAGCTTCTTTAGGTCCTCAACCACCTTCTCAGTAGCCCTAAGCTTAGTCTCTGCAACTGCTAACTTCTCAGCATCAGTCGACTCCTTAGTGTACCCTTGGCACTTCGCTTTGAGTTCTTCAGGCAAAGCCTTGTACGCCGAATCATTCGCCTGATACGTCACCTCAACCCCGTTTGCTAAGCATGCAACAACAATTTTCTGCAAAATCTTCGCCTGCTCCTCAGAAGAGTATTGGCTTCGATTATCAGGCTGATCAAAGTAACCTAAAGCCGGCTTACAATGCTCCTTATCCACAGGATAACGATAATTCACCGGATCAGCAAACTGATCGTCAGGAATACTAGCGAATTCGCTTGGCTTAGTAACGTTACCGCCTTGCTTAATGCCGATACCGTACTGTTGGCTACGGTCAACCTGCGCCTGCTTCTCCACATCCGACTGCTCACGCACCTTCAACGCTTCAGCAACAGCATCTTTGACGATTTTCTTCAATTCTTTTTCTTCCAATTTTTCAACTCCACTCTGCACGATCTGACCAGCAGAACCGCTTGCAGGGATTGAATAGTCTGGATGAATGCTAAGCCAATCAGCAACCGTATTCGGCTGCCACTTCGACTTCAAGAACAAAATAGCTTGGCACCGCTCCAAGGCAGGATCAACCCGAGTCTTCGCCATAACCGCTAAAACTCCATTCGCCTGATCCAGCCACACCATACGAAAATGCTCAGACAAAAACAAACTCGGGTCCTGATAGAAACCTAAAAAGTACTCGCCAGCAACCTGCGCATCAAGTTGCTCAGAAAGAGCATTCAAAACTTGGCCTGCAGCAGCCTTATCGCCACAAGATGTGCAAGTGCTAACCAAAAACGTTCCTGGCTGCCCACAAAAAACACAAGTCAAAGGCTCAAGCAGCTCCTTAACCGACAACTTTAGCTTCCCATGCCCCTTAGAAGCAAGACTTTCACGCAAACGCTCAAGAATTTGGATGTTTGCTTCAGGAATACCAGGCACAGCCACAAGACTGAGCTCAGCATTATGCAGGCCATGCGGAACATTCGCGTTCACTGTATCTAGTGTGTCATAATCCGCTCCGACGCTAACATGCTGAATTAAACCATTACGGATCTTATCAGCAAGAGCCTGATCGTACACCTCAGCCTCATACCTCAAACACCGAGAAACAGAATCATAATAGGCCTTAGTAACTTTACCAACCGCGTTCGGCACAGCAACATGCTCAATATACATCGGCGAATTAACTAGCTCGCTAGCGAAAGCCTGCAATTCTTCAGGCGCATAAACATTAAAGTTCCTGCTCACACCTGCAGAGATAGCCACACCAGAAATCCGCAACGGCTTACCAGCAGCAGCCTCCAAAACCCGAAAAGGCAAAAGCGAAGCTACATGCTCACGAACACGCTTACAATCCTTACATTCGCCAACCATGCTTAAAGATACAAACCTTTAAAGTAGGTCACCCACGGAGAAAGCAGCAAAAACCCAAGCATCCCAGGGAGAGAGTTTAGAGTCTCACCGCTTTCCCCAGGATGCCAATGTCTAACATAGCCTATCACATTATTCACTTTAAAAGCTTTTCTACGCAAAAAAAAACGACATAACCCCATGCACACATGAAAAAACACCAATAAAATAAACAAAAACACGAAAAAATCATAAACCACCCTTTTTTTAAATTACTATGTGCAAAACTAGTTTCAAATTTCAGAAAATTGCCGATTTGTGATGATTGGGTAGGGGTTAAGGACGCATTTTTGTGTATAAGGCGTAATTTCTAAGACTAAATTTTAGTTTTCACGCACTCTCTATTCCTAAATCCTGTTCGCGACGCATAAAGACCCAGGTAGGCAGCTCGTGCCAGTTTGGACAGGAAAATCGCGTCACTTGAATAAACACCTAACAGCACAACTGCAATAATTACAAACCATGCAAATAGGTATTTATGGGAGATACGTCGCTATAACACGCTTAAACACCATAAAAGCCCATATAGCTACATGGTATAGATGAATTGGACTTAAAACTAAATGGCAGATCGAGACAAAAGACGACACGTGCGACATCTGGATTGGAAACTGATTAGTTCATTTGGTTACGTCTTTGGCGCGATTTCCTTTTTAGTGGGTATCTACGCGTATTTGTACTATGAAACGGACTGGATTGGTTGGATTGGTTTGGCATTTTATCCCTATCGGAATTATGCCATTCCTCTGGTAATTGCTGGAATTGTCCTGCTGGTTGCGGGATTCGTCACAGAACAACGAGCTAGGCGGAAATAAAAGTCGTGTAAGGCAGAATAAGGAGGATTGTCAAGATGCAGTTCTCGTCTCAAACATTTTTCTCCACAAATATGCCATTAGAATAAGACCAAAGCCAAACTGACTATTGTCCCAAAGCCCGAAACGCAAAAAATATAAATAGCGCAATGTTCTATAACGCGTTTTACTCAAAGCTCAAATAGTATAAGAAAGTACTTGCTACTTACTGTGTCTGTATGCATTTTAAGTACCAGAAAGCCATCGTCCTATTACTTGGCATTTTGTTACTTTTCATAGCCCCTACCGCTATAGCAGCCAACTATGAAAAGACCAATACTTTTCAAGCTCAATACGGGATCAACAACCAAAAGTTGTATGTTTCAATAACGCCTTCACTCTACGACTATTACGGTAACATGAGCCACACAGTAAATGGCGACAGTGATTACGCAAAATTTGTTACTCCTCAAGCTGTCGAACCTATCGCAGAGAGCATTCAAAATGTTACTCGAAATCTGCCTCACAGCAACGAACAGTTTGCTGATGCCGTGTTAACGCTGGTTCACCAAATCCCATATGCCATTAACGGTACGCAATATCCTGTTGAAACCCTTGTAGACAATTCTGGAGATTGCGTTGCAGTGTCACTTCTTGCAGCCTCCATAATGCAGGCTGAAGGCTTAGATGTTGTTTTGATTCACTATACAGGGATAAACCCCGGTCACATGAATGTTGGAGTTTACTTACCCTCCACGCCGTTCTATCATACTCCTGGGATGGCGCCCACCGATTTCGTCTACAACAATAAAACTTACTGGACAGCTGAGGCTACCCCTGAAGCTAACTGGAAAGTTGGAGACCAATCTGACACTTTAGCTAACGCAACACCTGTGATTATTCCCCTTGAGAACGCTGAGCAATCATCGCCAGCACAGGTTTCATCAAGTTTGAACGCTCCTTTCCTTCCTTCGTCCATAACTATTAATCTGTCTCAAGAACAAGCAAGTGTTGCAGGATATACGCGTTCACTTACAATTTCAGGTTCAATTTCACCACCCTGCTCAGGGGAAAACGTCTCTATATACGTTAGTAGTAGTCGTGCCGGATCTTCCTATGATTACTTCAGAACAGTTACAGATGATTTTGGCAGGTACATGATGACTTGGAACTTCACCTCAGCAGGCACATACTACATTACAACAAGCTGGAGCGGTGCTTCAATTTATGCTGGTGCCGACAGCGGAACACTTACAGTTTTTGTCGGGCCTGAATCATTTGTTCAATTTCAGACTGACGACTATAACTATATATATGGACAAGCAAGCATTGCAGCTTATGTAACTCGCCCAATGCAAGGTGTTAACGATTTTCTCAGTATCCCCTTGGGGGCAAATGTTTCATTTAGCTACGATTTTATTGTATTACAAGCCGGGCATACAGTATCGAGCGTTCAAACAGAAACAATAACAATACCAGCAAGCGAACGAACAATAATCACGGGAAGAAACAGGCAAACAAAAACAATAGAGATACCTGAGAAAACAATAACAGTACCAATAAATGTACCATCAGGCATGGCGCCTCTAAGATTGCCAGACGATTTTAATCAAACAATAAACAATCAGTTTTGCTTTATCCTTCAAAATAATAACGGAAATTACAGCTTAAACGTTAGAGGACTAAACGATGATGACACGTCTACCATAAGACAAGATAATGGAAGCAACACCGCTTTCATGAACGCTACTGAGAGCATAACAGAAAACACTTGGTATAAGGTCACAGCAAGCATATCCGAGAACGGAATAACTGCTAATTTATACAACTCAGATGGGGCTCTCATAGAAAGCATGGCAACTCCATACGATACACTGAACAGCAATGAAATGGCAATGTTAATAACAAATAACGTAGATAACGCCGTAGTTTTCAAAGATTTGAAAGTCGAAGCTCTTAATAACACCGCTCAACCACCCGAAAGCAAGGAAAAAGCAACTAATGACAGCGGATTGTTATTTCCATACGTTAGCTTGTCAATTCTCTTAGTTGCAACCTTTGCAGCAGCAGTGGTCTACGTCAAGAAAAAAAGACAAATGAGAGAGAGAAAACTCGCAAATAACGTTCTCACGCGATTCCAGTATTCATGTTCCTGCTTGGTTACTTATTGATGCAGAGCCCAACGGGTTGTCGGCTATTCGGTTTTAAGCAGTTTGTGTACTATTTTTTTAAAGGCTGTTTCTAGTACACTAGAATAAGCTTTTTTCCTTTTTTACTTTTTGATAACCTCAGACTTAACCTTCCTCCACACATCCAAAGCAGCCTCAGGACTCTGCGCCTCAACATAAATCTGCTGAACCCCACCCTCAAACGCCTGCACACTAATCGTAGTCTTCTGATTGTCATTCTTTTTTTGCCAAAACTTCAAATTCATTCTTCAACCTCCTCTATAGACTCGACATCTGAATTACCCTGAGCACCCTCAGCCTCAGTGGCGCCATACACGTCAAAAGCGAACCTGGTCAAAGCCCACCTGTGCCCACGCTTCTCAAACAAGAATTCACCAGTCTCAAAGTGCAAACGTTTATTCATACGAACAATCCTGCGACTCACATCGTAATACTCCAAACCGTACGCACCCAGCTTATTCACAGAAGCCGCAACATCCTTAGGAAAAACACCTGGATCACCAGCCTCCCGGACACGCTGCAAGATCTCCAAGTCAACCTGATCCTTAACCGCATATTTCTCAAGCATCGGAACATCAATATCACTCTCACCCAAAACAGCTAAGCGATGCCGAAGCCAACGTAACTCATCAAGAATCCGCCTATTCTGCCCTTTAACTTCCTTCAGCAAAACAGTCTGATACTTAATTCTGCCAACTTTATCCTCTTGACTACGCCCTTTTTTACACGTTTGAATAACTTTTTCGCCCAAATCCTGCTCATCCTGTTCAACCAAGATAAAACCCTCCATCAACAACACCGAAAAGATAGCGTCCGCAATCAGGACTAACCACTATCAGAAACCCCAAAGCCGAAAGCATGGACTTTTCCCATGCAAAAACACCCCGAAAAACAGCTCCAAAAAACTTTACGCAACCTTTCACATCCAAAAACCCAATACCACGTACATACGCCAGTCTACACCAGCGTATAAACCCGCAATGTACGTAGTAATATACTATTGATAATATACCACTAGGTAAGCCCTTAGAATGTACGTAGTAAACTAACCGCTTATGAAACATAGTCCTTGCTTCCCAACCCCTTAGAATCTCGCTTGTTAGCATCAATGTTAAAGAGCTCGCTTAGAATACCAGTAATCTTCTGAAGAGCCACACCATTCTTCTCCAAGTTATCCAGCTTCTGCAAAGCCAAATCAATAGCATCCGAAAAACTCGCAATAACCTCAACCGCATCCGGATGCGTCCGATCACCAACCTTAATCACAATACCATGACTCTCCTCAAAATCACGAATAACCATATACGGCAACCGTTCACCGCTACTGTAAGGAAAATGCCCGCTCTTAGGTCGAATATGCTCAAGCACCGGATTCAACAACTTCACATCAGTAAGCAAGCCAGTGTTAACAAACGCGTCACAAAACAACTGCTTCGCCTTGCCTAAGTTACCAGGACGCCGCACATGCAAAGTAACCGTACCACTCTCAAACCAAACAACACGACCAAGCTTACCCTTCCAAACCAAAAAACGATTACGCGCCTTACTCAACACCCAACCAAAACCAAACCCGCCCCGCTCAACATCCAATTCCACAACCTGCCGTAACGCTTGACTTAAAACGCTATCAAGCTTCACTTTAGCCTTAAAACAATGAAAACTTGAACACTTTGAACCTCGTTCATTTCGATAGTAATACTTCCACTCCCACTTGGTTTTTGAGACGTAGTTGCCGTACCGCTTGTAACTTAAATCTAGCAATTTACAGATCTGTTTGGGAGTCAACAATGGATTAAAATGTCCATCACCATCTAAAACCTCAAAAATTTGTTTACGCAAACTCATACTATTACTACTCTTACTGTAAGAGTTCAAATCGCGTGACCTGGTGTTCGATGTTTCAACCAAAAAAATGCAGCTCCGCTAAGTTCGCCCCTTCAACCTTTCCCTTAATTTTTCAGTTCTAGACGGGCAAGAAGCGTACGCTGCAGGATCAGCAAACAGAAAACAGCAGCCGCCAAAACGGCACTTCCTACCTGAAGACCCCATATATAAGGGCTCCAAAACAAACTCACAACTTCCAAGAGGCGCAGGAGCACCCGAAACAACAAACGCCTTAGGCTCAGGCTCAGACTTCTCAGGCCTCCAAAGAGGCAGCCGATCATCCTCACGCTCAGAAGGATAATCAAAAAGAGAATAATCCTCAGCCATGACAATCACCTAAATAAAAAACCTCAACTCCGCAGCCACAACCCCAGTCGTGTACCGTTCACGCAACGGCAAACCAACCTTCAGAATATCCTTCAGGATTGCTTCCTTAGGAGCCCCACTTCGCTCGCTAATCTTAGCTAACACAGCATCCCTTTGCACGAAAGACAAAGCAACCCAGTTAACCAGAATGACACGCTCACTTCCGCCAGTGCCTTCTAAATTCGCTGTCTGGAAATCCATAGAACAAACAGGCATCTTACCATCAGGGAAAACATCGCCCCAAACTCGCATACCAGCATCATTCAAACAGACCCACATTCAAGAAACCTCCTGCTTAGCATTCTCAATTTGAAACAAAGCCCTCTTCGTAATCTCCTCAAGCTCATGGAAATTAGCATTAAAATTAAACGCCAAGCCAGCAAGGAAAATCCGCATCATAATCGTTGCTGCCTCAATTTCCTTCTGATTCAGTCAAAAAACCTCCTGTCTGCGAGAAAGAAAAAAAAAGAAAAAGGGAAAGAAGCGCGGGAAAGGGAGATTACGCCACTAAGACGAGAAATAAACATTACTGTAA